CTTTTTAAATAATCTTTTACCTTCGGAAATCATATTAAATTTATCACCAATGACTTCCATACTGATGTCCTGGATACCAATATCTTTAATTTCTTGGTACACTACTTCAGGATCTCTACCACTCTTTCTGATAAGTGTGGGGTTAGTAGTTACACCATCAATCAATCCACTATAAGAATGTTTGCCGATAACCTTAGTCTCAGCAGTGTCTAAGAAGATTTTCATGCTTGTTTGTAAATCTTTATCATCTATATATGTCATTTTATTAAGCGCAAATTGAATGAAAGAATTATCTTATCCTGATTAGAATTATTAGGTGGAGATCTATGATAAATGCTAGAATCAAAAATAACTAGATCCCCCTCCTCAACTTCAGGAATTATAGTTTGATTATTATAAAGAAACTGAGTTCTCAAACTCTGATCCCTTAATCTTAAATAATATATTCCAGAAATATTACAATCCATATGCTGATGGTAATCATGAAAAGATGATGTATTCTTTCCATACACTTGATACCATATAGAATCTAGTGCATAAGGTATTCCAATAACCTTTATCAGAGGAGGATCCAAATACTTATGAAAAAGATCCACCAAACCCTGAGGTGATATAGGATTGTTATAATTAGTCTTAGTTATGGAAGAAATATTTTCTTCCTTAAAGCTTCCACTATTCTTATCTTTCCTAATATATTTTAAAAATTTTCTTTTGGCGCGCCATCCAGGTCCCGCCATCTTCATATGAGATGTCATGGCCCATCCCCATGTTCTGTCATCATTTTAATGTACTCATCATCAAGATGCTGTGCAGGCTTATATCTAGGATCACCAGCAATTAATTTCTGATAGGCAAGAGTATTGGCCACTTTATCAGCATTAGTTACTATATAATGTTTTCTTTCCTTCATTTAATTTCAAAATCCAGTTTACGAACTTTACGTTTACGTCTTTCCTCTTGCCAAGCAATGTCTTGAGGAGAAAGTACATCCTTCTTTTTAGAAACTTGAGTAGCAGATACCATAATAACCTGACCCAGATCTCTAGCCGTCACCTTATCTTCAGTAACTGTCATCATATTTGAACAGCCACAGCATTGAGTTTTTCCTAATTGTCCTGTCAATTCTCTTCGACAGACTTTGCATCTTACGGTAATCATTGTTCTTTAATACGCTAGCGTCTCAGATAGGATTCGAACCTATGACCGACTGCTTAGAAGGCAGTTGCTCTATCCATCTGAGCTACTGAGACTCGAAATAATCTTTCCTATAGTAACGTCCCAGAATATTACTATTATAGTAAGCAGGAGTTCCATCAGTCAAGCTTTCAGTCAACACATTATTAAGAAAGAGTTGTCTAGTCTCCTCAAAATTTACTTTTCCTGCGCTTGTGTGGAGGCTGATGATCTCCCTCTTGAAGATCTCGTTGCCAAATAGTCTTCTATCTGATTTAAGTTCTTCAGAGCTTCCATAGTATCTTTTCCAATCACTCTCAGACGTAACCCTTCTCTTGCCACCTCTAGGCTTACGTTTTGAGTAGAAGTATTTACGCCCGATGTATTGTTTCCCTGTCTGGAGATTAGTAATCCGGTAGACGTAACCGAAGAAGTCGCCAATATCAGCAGAAGTGAAAGTTGTACCTTGGTATGTCCAGGGGTTCTCATAATCTCTTTCACCCACGCAGGTCTCTGTGGTGGTGTCCATCCCATGATTTTCATGCTATTTCTCCTATTTAGTTCAGCAAGTTCAATTTCATTAAAGTAATACAATATTAATAAGCATCATCTGATGTTTTCTTAGACCAAATAAAACTAGCAAACCCAACTTGATCAAAAGGTGTGGTATCATCATTGTCTCCACGATCTACCCAACTAGAAGTATAAGTATCCAAATAACTTTTTATAGCTGCTTCAGTAGCCAACTCACCAATACCAACGCTCTTTATGGATTGAACCGAGGGATCAACAGTTACACCAATAAAATCAGTATCTTGTGGAGCAGTACCACCATTTGATTTTGGAGCATATCCACCATCAGCGATGTATCCTGGAATAGTTCCATTACTATTCAAAGTATATTTGACAATTTTATTAGGCATTACACCGTAGTTTTCTTTTATTTAGACCATTCACATGATATCCACCCAGTTACAATATACTTAATCCCTTTATTAAATTCTCCTCTATGAACATGAGTAAAACCTGCAGGCCAGATAACACACCTTCCCCTTTTAGCCCTAATAGTAGGATAAGACATAAACTCTGTTCCTGATTTAGCATCATTCAAATAAAACATCCAAGCTAATATCCTCTCAAGAGCTTCTCCAGGTCCCTGCTCATAATGCCACCCCTTATATCCATCATCTTCTGTTTCATATTTTTGAAAATTATAAGCATTATCCAGCATATACTCACCACCATATCCCAAAGAGGGATACTTTTCTTTATATTTCTCCATACATGATGTCAAAGAATGTTTAATTGTATTGGAAATTACGTCACATTCCGAAAACTTAGGTCCTATCAATTCAATAGATTTTTTCTGAGAATGATCTACTCTTGGGACTCCATTATAATTAAGCATCCCCTCAGTATGTGGAGATTTTTCAAACTGATTAATCAATATCTCACACTCTTTTTTACTTAGAGCATTATCATAAATGCCAAAGTAATCAGAGTTGAAGACCAAAGAACGTATCTTTCTTAACATCATTTTTAATCCAGCCCCAACAATTAGCATAACCCATAACTACAGCATCTGGTTCCACTTCATCTCTAACTTCATTCACTGCCTTCTGAATAACATAAGCACTCCAATCATGCCCAGCAAATAATCCACCATCTTTTACAATAGGATACCAGGATCTTATATCATTCACTGCTTGCTCATATGTCATAAAAGTATCTATGAAAATGAAATCTAAAGACTTTGGTTTAAACTTTTTTATTGCCTCATCACTATCTTCTTCATAAAAAATTACCTTTTCTTTCATACCAGAATATTTTATTCTATGATGAGTAATAAATTTATGACACTCTGCATCTTTTTCATCTGCAATAGCTACAGGATTTCCTGTATAAGGATTTGTTATACAATCTTTATAAGGTTTATAATTATCAATACCATACAAAGTTTTAATGTTAGGACAAGCATGAAGCAAAGTCATAAAACTACTTCCTCTCATCACTCCCAACTCTAACCCAACTAATTCCTTTCCTAATACCCCAATAGTGAAAATTATAGGAGTAATATCACTCGTAGTATCCTCACTAAAATCATAATTTTGGGTCATAGTTTAAATCCAGAGAACGTATCTTTCTTAACATCTTGTTTAATGCCACCCACAACATAAGATTCTACTTCAGTCTCTTGAGGAGCAACCTGAAGACCCTTCGAGGATATCCAATGCTGTGTCCATGGTAAAGGATTATTCTTAGCAGCAATATCATACTGAGGTTTAAGACCTATGGCTTTAATTCTCTTATTAGCAATCCATTCCACATATTGTTGCAGTAATTTCTCATTCAATCCTATCATACTTCCATCTTTAAACAAATAATCTGCCCATCTCTTCTCCTCATTTACACACAAATCAAACTGCTTATATGTCCACTCCTCTTCTTCCTTCATAATCTCAACCATATCAGGATCATCACCCTTTCTCCAATTGTTTATAATATTCTGAGTGATGACAAGATGTTGGTTCTCATCCCTTGCTATGAGCGAAATGATTTTCGCAGAGCCTTCCATAAGCTTAAGCTCACCAAAAGCGAAGGAACAAGCAAAACTAACATAGAAACGTATTCCTTCCAATATGTTGACATTAGTAACTGCCCGATAGAGTGAACGTTTTAAATCTTTTAAACACCATTGTGCTGAGGGAGATCCTTTTGCATCTGATTGCCAGAAATTACCTTGACCCCACTCATGTGCTTGATTAATAAAATTATCATATGCTTCAGTAACACTAACAGCACGTTCAATAATACGCTCATCCCTAAGAATAGTATCAAATACCTCACTAGGATCTGAGTATACATTCTTCATAATATAAGTATAAGATCTACTATGGATCATCTCCATAAATTCCCACACTTTCATACATGCTTCCAACTCAGGAAGAGAACAGAAAGGAGCAAATGCCATACCAGGAGCACGACCTTGAACACTATCCAACATAGTCTGATACTTCAAATTAGAAGTATAGATATGTTTTTGTTCTGGTCTTAGAGATTGAAAATCTCCACGATCCTTCTGAAGAGATACTTCTTCTGGTCTCCAAAAATATCCTAACTGCATTGTAGTTAGTTTATCAAAGACAGGATACTTATAAGAATCATATCTTTGAATACCAAGAGGCTTACCAAAAAACATAGGTTGTTTCTTAGTGTCGACCTCTTTAGTATTAAAGACGGTCATTCCTTTTATATCAGATTGCACAGGATTCACACTCCGATTCATTAGCATTCTCTAGCTCACTTACCAAACTGTCAAGTTTTGATTTTCCTTCCTCCACATTATCATGCCATCCAATCGGATGAGATGGTTCCTCTACCTCATCAGTCTTCATATCATGAGTGTTCTGATAGTAAGAAGTCTTCCACCCTAACTTATAGGTGGTTAAAAGATCCTGTGCCATTACACTAACAGGAACTTCATTATCAGGATAATGCTCTGGATTATAACTCCAATTACCAGATATAGCTTGATCAAAAAACTTTTGCATCATTGCTACTACATTAATATAACCACTATTGTCTTTCATATCCCATAACAAAGTATAATTATTCTTTAAACTAGCATAGGAGGGAACAATTTGCTTAAGAGGTCCCTTCTTTGATTTCTTAATGGACAAGTAATCTCTAGGTGGCTCGATTCCATTAGTTGCATTTGACACAACGGAACTGCTCTCCGAAGGCATTTGTGCGGACAGTGTTGAGTGCCTAAGACCGTGTTTGGAGATAGATGCCCTAAGAGATTCCCAATCATGCTGTAACTCCGGATGGCTAATATCGTCTACATCCTTCTTATATGTATCAATTGGCAATATACCATCACTATATTTGGTACGTCCAAAATTCTCACACCATCCTTTCTCTTTAGCAATCTCATTAGATGATTTTAAAAGGAAGTACTGGAAAGACTCAGCAAGTCCATGAACAGCATCCCATGCCTCCTGTGAATCATACTTGAACCCAAGCTTAGCAAGGTAATGAGCAAGACCAATAAACCCTACTCCAAGAGATCTACGAGACTTTGTAGCATATTCAGCAGCCTTTACTGGATATTGTTGATAATCAATCAACTCTTCCAATCCCCTCACAGATAAATCACATAACTCCTCCAATTCTTCATCAGATTTAATTTTGCCTACATTAACTGCTGACAAAATACAAAGAGCAATCTCCCCTAAATGATCATCAATATGACTAATAGGATAGGTGGGAAGAGTAATCTCCTGACATAAGTTACTCATATTAACCTTATCCTTAAAGGATGAATGCTCATTACAGTGATCAATATTCATGATGTAAATACGACCAGTCTCTGCTCTCTCCTTTAATAGGTCAAGGATGAGTTCTTGAGCTGGGATGGTCTCTCTTGGGATGGATTCGTCTGATTCATAACGAACATATAGGTCATCAAACTCAGGGGTCCCAAAACTCTCATACAAGTTAGGACAATCATGAGGGGAAAAAAGCGTGATTTCCTTATTTTCGATAAAACGTTCATAAAATAATTTGGAAATCTGTATACTATAGTCTAACTTTCTGACTCGGTTGTCTTCGGTTCCTTTGTTGTTTTTGAGGACGAGGATGTCTCTGATTTCCTGGTGCCAGATAGGAAAATGGACAGTTGCTGATCCACCCCTGATGCCGTTCTGAGTACAGCATCGAACAGTGCTCTC